CCTATAAAATGTATACTATCTGGTATACAAGCCATTCTTAAATCTTGTTCAATCGCCCCACCAATACCCGTAGCATCCACAATGAGCCTATTAGCATTGAAAGATTTAGCAACGTCAATGATACGTTCACGTTGATAAGGAATGTCATGTCCACCAGTTTTAGGGCTAATCTCTTCAACATATATAAGCCGTGCAATATTACCTCCATCAGATTTTTCGGTCCTCCAGACAGTAATAGCAGTGCTATTAACGGATTTACCAATATCCACACCCACACTAATGTTATAAAGTTCTTCTCTGCTTTCGAGAGCTCTATCTCTGGTATAGAGGTCGTAGTCCTCGAAGCATTCTTTAATTTTTTCCGGATTGAAGACATTTGATACACTTTCTACAAATTCACATTCATATTCAGTTTTCCAGTAAATGGAATCTTCACCCCATTCCATCATCTTCGTTAACATATCTTCTTCGGTATAAGCTGGTTCATAAGCTCTACCTTGCACTATAGCATCTTTCCAATTATAATGTAGCCTTTCAAAGCTTTCCGCATACGCATCATCATATAAATAACGCCACATATGGTTTTCTTTGCTTTTAGGGGTGCCTAAATTGATAAATGGAGCCCTGTTAGCCACAATACATGGTTCTACATTATCAACGAATAGTTTATCGTCGATTAATGGACTCTCGTCTATAACTAAGAATGTAGGGTGCTGACCTCGTATAGCCTGTCCTTGATTAGAAGGAGCCAATGGGGCTCTACGTAGCACTGTACCTCCTTTCATAGTTATGCTAGGTTTATTATGAAATCTATAATTAGCTACTAAAGAATCTAAGAATGTATTATCAGCGAAGTGTCTATACACATAATTAAATATAAGAGCTGCTTGGTCCTCAGATGGAGCAAGAATAAAAATTAGGTCTCTAAACCTCTTGAAAAACATGTAGATAACTACAGCTACCGAAAGTGCGAATGACTTTCCACTGCCTCGTGGAGCCAGAATTGCCAATTTAACATGTTTATCTGGGTCCTCTTCAGAGTGACAGAGTGCTTTTGCTATTATTTTCTCTTGTAGAGGTCTTAATTTTAAAGGTCTCTGTTTCTGGTCAACCATATAAGACTCACAAAAGGCTCTCACCAATTGTGTCATCTTTTTAGGACTTCCTCTTACGCTTTCAAAAATCTCTTCAAGTCTGCGACTGTCGTGGGCTGCTGCCCCCGTCAAGGCTGACTTCAGTTTCTTTCCCTCGTTCTTCACTGGTATCGTCATTTTCAAGTTCCCCTAATAATCCCATAAAGGATTCGGTATTTCTTTCCACTACAGTAGGTATTTCAATGTTAAGAGCGCGAAACTCAGTATGAATGTCCCTAACAATAGAGTTTCTCTGTCGCAAGAGCTCTGTTCGAGCGTTAACGTCCCGAATAGATACAAGAATTTCTTCCCAAAGCACGTCTTCAAGCGCAAGATTGCGTGCAAGAAGACGTACAAGCTCTTTATGACGTCCATACTCAGTTTCACCTACTCTTTTTCTGAGGTTTGTTTCGTATCCCTCGTAGTCCATTACTTGGCTTCTTCTAGAGCCGCCTTAACTTTCAGCTTTATAGCGTCAGCCATCATGTCATCTTTTTCATCCCAAGCTGACATAATAACATCTTGTAAGACTTTATTGTTTACTTGTTTTTTTACTTCGTCGTCAAGTTTCTCGTATGCTTTTAATTGGGCTTTAGATAAACCTTTTTCAAGGTGTGCCATGATTTCATCATCGTACTTCTTGAATAAAGGCATAACTAGTGCTCTGACTGCTGGTACTGTGTAAGCAACATATGCAGCTAAAGCTGCTATCACTACCAAACATACCATTAATGCAGGGCTGTCCATTAAAGCATCTAATAAACCTGATTCAGATACAGTATCTATAATAGCTGTTAAGTTTCCTTCTTCAGCAGTGTTATTGTCCCCTGCTGTCATGTTGCTATTATCGGCTGTATTATTGCTTGTTTCGTTTGCCATTTTTATCTCTTTTTTGTTCAGTGGGACCTTGTGATTGCATCATTGACGCAAAATTACTGTGGAGTCTCGTGCGGTACACAAGAGTCCCATAATTTAATAGTAATCTATACTATATAAAGCTTCTGCTTATTCCAATAGTCTTGCGACTAAATCTGCTTTCTTGCCCTTTGTACTTAAGTCATCTTCTTCACAAAGTTTCTTAAGTTCTTTGACTGGAAGTTCTTCCAAATAAGCTTCTAAAGATTCGTCGTCTAAAGCTTCTTCAGCTTCTTCTTCGACTTCTTCTTCTAGTGCTTCTTCAGCTTTTTTTAAAGTTTCTACTTTTTCTTCTTCCAGAGCTTCTTCTTCTAGTGCTTCTATTTTAGTATTTGCTTCTTCTACTATACCACAACATTCATTTAGTTGTTTGGTTAGTAAAAATCCACATACACCACAACACTCTGTTCCTGTTAAATCCATATTTATTTACCTCTATTTCTTTTGTTTGTGCTCATGGTCTTGCTGTTTAGCTTCAATCATTTGAGCTTGTTCTTGTTGTGATTTATTATAATCTATTACTGCTTGCGCTTTTAGTTTGTAAAAAGCTGTTTTCTCTGCTTGTTCTTGTTTCCACACGTCTAAAGCGTCTTTAATAATTAGAAGAGCTGGGCCACCTAATATAGCTATCAAAGTTGTATATGCTTCAATGTTTTCAAGAACTGCTGCATCACCGAGTCCGCTATGTATAACGAAACCAGCGAAACCAACCCAGAGCAAAACTAAAGGTACAGCAATCATAAACATAAACAAATCATTAAACGTTACTCCTTCTTTTTTCTCGTCCATATTATTTCTCTCCTTTGGTTTGGGTTCTATATTCTTTACCAATGTTTTTTTTGGAGTAGGAATTTTTGCTAATGGTACTAATATTGTCATAATGCGACGTGCAACATGAATTAATATCATTAAAAATAGGATAAGCGCGCAACCTGCCATAGCTATTCCCATATATGTTAATATATCTATTGGTTCCATTAATCATTCTTCCTCCTCAAAATTCTCCTCAAAGTTATTGAGGGTCACTTCTCTCATCATTGCTTTCAAATCGTCCATTTCAGATATAATTTTCGCTAACATATTTGTAAGTACAAGCATTTGGTTTGCTTTCACTCCTCCTCACCTATACTTTCTAATAGTTTTTTATATCTATTCATTTTTTCTCCTGTAATAATAACTTAATCTCTGCTAGAGATATTTTTACTTCTTGCATATCTTCTGCATTCTTTTTATGACGAGCGCCAAATTCGTTCTTTACTTCATATAGTGAAAAAACCATAAAGCGATATAAGGTATAAATTGCTCCAAGAAGAAGTATTAATGGTAGTCCATATTCTTCGACTGCCACTAAAACGTCATCCATTATACCTCAAGCCTCCATCCTGCTTCTTCTAGTGATTCACCATAAAATGGCCAGTTAGATGAGTATCCAACATATTCATATTCTTCAAAATAATCTCCATTTCCATTATAATCTGCGTAATAAGATGTGTGTACAAACCAGTAACCATTGTATATGTCTTCGAATTTCTCTTCGAATTCTTCTTCGAATTGTTTTATTGCCATCTTCATCTTCGTTAATAAACATATGCACTAAATCATAATAAACTAAAATTGGTAAGGGTTCTACCACATCATTACAATTTGTATCAAAATCCATATAAAAATCTATGCTATTATTAGAAGGTCTTGAAAAATTTCCATGACTTAACCCATCCCAAGCATACATTTCTGTGTGGTTACAATGATTTTCTTCGTTTTCGTAATCACAAGAGCCATCATCTTCTGTAGCACGGTCATTGAAGTTATTTGCATCTATATCCATACAGCCATACACTGTTTCGTTAGTTTGAGTCTCGTTATTAGTATTATTCCCACCTTGATTTAGAATATTACATCTTCCGTTATCGTGAGTAGCTTGTGGGTCATAATTAACCGCTTCAGGGTCTGTACAACCATAAACTATAACAACAAAGTTACAACTTCCATCGTCGAAAGTGGCTTGTGGGTTGTAATTAGTGGCATTATCCTCTAAACAGCCCCCGATGGGACCAATTTGTTCTTCATCTTCGAAATAATCGCTAATAATAGATAAATTAGCCCCTCCACTCAGAATGGCTAGCATCACGACTGTAATAATAGTGCCTATTTTTTTACCTACTTGAGTTTCTCCGATTTTATCAGCAGCTTTGCCAATAGTCTCAAAGAGCTTTTCTTCTTCATCATCAGGTTTCTTGGAGCCTCCTATGCCTAGGATTTCACGTTCTTCTTCAGAAATCACGTTAATGGCTCCATAATCGTCGCGCGCCATTATTAGTTATTAATATCTCGGCACACTATTTAAAGGTTTCCCTAATCGTCCCATACTTTATTCTTAGTTGGAGCTTCGTCTACTACTTTGCCCTTGACCATACCTTCTTCTTCTGGTACTTCGGTATGCGCTAAGAATTCTTCTTCAGATAATACAACGTTTTCACTCTTTACTGTTGATTTTTTGTATGATTTACCTTTTGGTTTCCATTTTGGTATTTGAACATCGCAAGTTCCACCATTACCTTTGTAAAATGAGCACCATTTACATAAATTTTGAGGTTTTTGTTCGTAATTTTCCTCAACTTCCATACGTTCTTTTAAACAGTCATGCACCATTTTTATCAATTCTTTGGCTTCATCTAAAACGCCCTGATTTACTTTGACATAAAATGTATCATCGAACCTTAAATAGCTTACACCTACGAATTTTGGCATCTCTCCCATCTCTAATGTATATAAAAATGCGTAAACAATTAGCTGCCTGTAGTAATCCTCCGGTAAATAGGGTCCATAACGCTTAGAAGTTTTATAATCAAGTAACGTCGTCCCTCCATCGAAGTCATTACAGACAGCATCCACGATACCTATAACTGCATAGTCGTGGGATTTTACCCATTTTTCTGCGTATTTCGGTGCAACACAGTTCCATGCTTGCCATTTTGACTTGTAAATTTTCCATTCTACCATTTCATTGAGTTTTTTATTCACAGATGCGACAAAATTCTGTAATAATTCCTCAGTTTCTACTCTCATAGCAGCCATTTCTTCATCGGTATGTAGTTCCCATAACCAACCTTTACTGTCAATATCTTTTGCCCAACGCGTTTCGAACTGGTCTTGCATCCAAGCCGCTGGGTCTCCATCTTCCCAAGCTTTAAAAGACTTAAATTCTTTCTTAAATAAGTCTTCTAACACTGCGTGGACTAAGGTTCCACGGAATAAATGTATAGTTTTCTTTTCTGGAATCTTCGCGATGTACTTATAATAGAATTCACGAGGACATTTCATGTATGTGTTTATTTTACTAGGGCTCAACCTCATAAAAGAGGGTTCCCATTTGGCTTCTTTAGCCTCAATAGGCTTCATTTCGTCTCCGGGGTCACTAACGATTACCATTATTTACCTCCGCAAGTACAATTCTGGTGTCCATGTTCGCAATTGCATACGAAAATTTCGGGCTGCCTAGGTTTGACTTCCTTTTTGCAGCTAATACATTGCATGTTAAATGAATATTTGTCTTTACATTGACAATAGAGCTCCCCCTTACTCACAATTTTAGCACTTGGAAATTCTTCCAAGATTGCCTCAATTGAGCCTGAAGGCTCTGTTTTGCTATTGGGTTCATTATTTACCATATTTTTTCACTAACACTAGAAGACTCCACCACTATATAAGGGTTGTGTTAACAGTTGCGATAAAGTTGTAAAAACATTAGTGGAGCCTAATAACTACTTAGTAGCTATACCAAGTGTTTAATCTATTCTATGCTATATAGATATATATGCTTCAAAAAATGGCTCGATTTGCAAAGACCCCTAGCACGACGTTAGAGAGTATATCTTTATATTTTTTAGACGGGGGGGGTTCGGATGAATTGCGCCCGATATAGCGTTCGGATTCTATATAAGGGTATATAAACCTCCTCGTTCTTTATATACTAAATCGACCCCAAGCTTTATATACTTTGTCGCCAGAGGTAAAATAGGAGGAAAAGAAAACATGACAACATACCAAAGTAGCTTACTAACATGGTTAGTAGGAATATCATACG